TGTGGAGGATGATGCAATGTCTGAGGCAGCACAGCCCGTGGCAAAGCGCCAATCACCTACTCCTGTGGAACGGAAACAGGCTCCTCCTGCGGCTCCCGTTAGCCGTAGCGGTACAGCGCCTGGTTCACGACCAAATACTGTTCGTCTAACATCACAAGAGCGTGAAATAGCCAGTATGATGGGCATGACTGATCAGGAGTATGCCAAAAACAAACTTGCCCTTCAAAAAGAAGGCAAACTTAATTAGGAGATAAAAGATGGAAAATGCACCTAAGCGCCGTGGTCGTCCTGTGCGGCAAAAACCAGTAGAAAAGGCAAAAGAAGTTCTAGCTAACCCATTTGAACGAGAGGATGTCGAACTTCCTTGGGAACGTGAGGAAGCAAAGCCAGCAAAGGCAGAAATGCGGCCCCCTATGCGTGATGAAGACCCACGCTCAAGAGCGGCCCGTCGTGCAGCCGAAATTCGTAGTCATCTCAATGGCATGGATCAAGGAACTGATGAGTTCTACATTGACCCATCCATTATCCCAGATGGTTGGACTTACGAATGGAAGCGTCACACTGTTTGGAACCAAGAAGACCCCACATATCAGGTTTCTTTGGCCCATAAGGGTTGGGAACCAGTCCCTGCCAGCCGTCATCCAGAGCTTATGCCAAAGGGTACGACTGCAAACGTTATTATGCGTAAAGGACAGATTTTGATGGAGCGTCCTGAAGAATTGACAATTGAGGCCCGTCAGCTTGAACGTCGTGCCGCATTGCTTCAAGTTCGTCAGAAAGAGCAGCAGCTCACACAGGCTCCTGATGGAACAATGACCCGTGATCACGCCTTGGCTAAACCTAGAATTAATAAAGGTTTTGAGCCAATGCCGATACCGAAAGAAATATAAAATTAACTAATTTGGCGGGTTTAGGCCCGCCAATTTTTTGACTTACTATATGTAGTTGACAGAGCTATGTATTTTGGGTTATTAGAAGAATATGCAGTAACTGCATCGTTCCCCCCGGCGTGGGAATGTATCTAAACCTGTGGGCCTGTCGCCCATTTTTCTTGGTTCTTAGTCGCCCCGGCGTGCGATGATGGACTTTCCTGTAAGAAGGAGAACCCGTCATGGCGAACACAAATGCGCCTTTCGGTTTTCGTCAATACACAGGTAACGGCTCTGCTCCAACATACGAGCAAGTCGCTGTTGTTATTGATTACAATGCTTCAGCCATTTACTTTGGCGATCCAGTAACACAACAATCAGATGGTTCTTATGCTCAGTCGGCTTCGACTGGTGCAACACCTGGTGGTCTCGGCATCGGTGGTATTTTTGTTGGCTGCCAATATTTGTCAGTTTCACAAAAGCGTATCGTTTGGTCAAACTTCTGGCCCGGTAGCGATGTTGCTTCTGGCAACTATGTGACTGGCTATATTATCAATGATCCAAATGCTCGCTTTATTGCTCAGACGGACAGCACAGGTCTTGCTTTCCCAACTGACATTAACGCAACCATTGGTTTCGCAATTGGCACAGGCAATGCTGCAAACGGCATTTCTGGTGCTTATCTCGATACCACAACCCTCAACACAGTAACATATTATGTAAATGCTCCATTCAAAGTGGTTGGCATTTATCAGCCTGTTGTTGCTGGTTTCCCCGGCGCTTATGCTAATGGTCAGGCTTATGACTGGGCAATTGTCGCCTTCAATAACGTTGCTACACGCAACTTCACTGGCGTCTAAGGAGTAAGGACCAATGGCTGTTAATCTCTCTGCCATAAAAGACCTTCTCCTCCCCGGTCTCCGTGGGATTGAAGGCAAGTACGAGATGATCCCATCTCAGTACGACAAAATCTTTACAAAGCATGACTCAAAGCTTGCTTTGGAACGTACCGCTGAAATGCGTTACCTTGGGCTTGCACAGCTCAAGACAGAAGGTGCACAGACATCTTTCGATAACGGCGCAGGTGAGCGTTATGTCTACAACCAAGAGCATACAGAAATTGCTCTCGGCTATGCGATTACCCGTAAGGCAATTGATGACAACCTGTATAAGACACAGTTTGCTCCATCAAACCTTGGCTTGATTGAGTCATTCCAGCAAACCAAGGAAATTTACGGCGCAAACATCCTGAACACCGCAACAACCTACAATTCTGCAATTGGTGGTGACGGCGTTGCTCTCTGCTCAACATCCCATCCTATCGACGGTGGTACTGTTGCTAACACTCCTTCAACTCAGGTTGATCTGAACGAAGCTACATTGCTTAACGCAATGATTGCAATTCGTACAAACTTCCGCGATCAAGCTGGTTTGAAAGTGTTTGCCCGTGCGCGTAAACTCATCGTTCCTCCTCAGTTGGAGCCAGTTGCAATCCGTCTCGTAAAGACAGAATTGCGTCCAGGTACAGCTGACAACGATGTCAACGCGATTATGATGACCAGCGGTGGTCTTCCAGAATCATACATGGTGAACGACTTCTTGACTTCAGCCTATGCATGGTTCTTGCTGACAAACATTGATGGTCTGTCATACATGGAACGCATTAAGTTCGAAACCGACATGCAAGTTGATTTTGTGACTGATAACCTCTTGGTTAAAGGTTACGAACGCTACTCGTTCGGCTACTACAATTGGAGAAGCATCTACGGCTCATTCCCAACATCTTGATAATGTTGAGAAATTGGTTTCTGTAGTAAACTCTTGAAACATCTTCATAAAGGTCTATGGTTCTAAAAAAAATCATAGACCTACTTAGAAACCAAACCGTAGGCTCTCAGAAAGGATAGCCAAAATGTCAGACATTAATGGTGGGTTTTACCCTAATAACAATGGTAGCCCCGTACAGGCTGGGACTACTTTTACTGGCCCTTTGATCGCTGGTAACGTCATTCACTCAGATGGCACGGGCAACCTTGCTGCTTTGGGTGGTACGACTGGTACTGCAAACGCTGGTTATGCTAACATGGCACAATCTGCTGTTGTTACTCAGGCAAGCGGCGCTACCACAATTGTGATCCCTGCCCAAAGCCAAATCACCGACATTTATTTGATGGTGACTACTGCTTGGACTGGTGCTGCTGCTACTTTGAATATTGGTGCAACTGCTGGTACATCAGCTGCAACTGCTTTTACTGCCGCTAACGCTGTGACTGCAAGTGCTCTTGGCCAGCTCACCATTGTTCCTGGTACAGGCGCAGCTCAGGTTGCAAACTGGGATAACGTCTCAAACGCTACTTTTCAAACAGGTGGCCCACAAGATGTTCAGATCAAAGTAACTTCCGCAAACACAGGCAGTGGCGTAGGCACTCTTACAGTGTTCTATATCCAAGGCATCAACAACGCTTCCTGATAGGAGACTCAAATGAAGGGTCATAAAGCACATCACCACGCTGCCCACATGGGCAAAAAGCACAAGAACACAGGAGGCACTGTTGATCACGACATGGCTCCTAAAGAAGTGTACGAAGGCGCAGGCTCAAACGTCGTGAAAGAAGCTGAAGAAAAGTCAGCTAAAAAGCATGGCGGTCGTACAAAGCGTAAGCATGGCGGTCATGTTATGCACCATCACGAAGGCCACGTTAAGCACGTTGGCGCAGTGCATGGCGAGCATACAAAGCATCACGCTGGTCGCAAGGCTCGTAAGAGCGGTGGCGGCGTAGAAGCTAACCCATTTTCTTCAGCCCGCAAGGGTACGGCTCCTAAAGGCCGTAAAGAAGAGATGGAATGGGAATAAGATAACCCCCTAAGGTAGTCTTATTTACGGGGGCCATTGCGCCCCCGTTTTACTAAGTGAGGCAAGCATGACAGCAGCATGGACTCGTAAAGAAGGCAAAAACCCTTCAGGTGGCTTAAATGAAAAAGGGCGTGCTTCTGCACGAGCTGAAGGTCATCATCTTAAAGCCCCAACCAAAGACAGCGATAATCCACGTCATAAATCATTTTGTGAGCGAATGACCGGGATGAAGCGCAAGTTGACAGGGTCTGCAAAAGCTGCTGATCCCGATAGTCGTATCAACAAATCTCTTCGTAAATGGGGATGTTAGTATGACTGAGAAACCTTTTTGGAAGAAATCTGCTCCAGAAGATGCTACACATAAACATCTGAACCGCAAACAGGTTCAAAAGGCAAAGGCTAGTGCTAGAGCTGCTGGTCGGCCTTATCCAAATTTAATTGATAACGTGGCTGCTGCCCGTTCAGGAAAAGGTAAATAATTATGGCTACGTTTTCTCAACCAGGCGTTGTTTGGGACTCAATCACCAAAAATGGCAAACATGAACCATTCGAATTGCAAGTTGGTCGTGGATTAATCTCATACCATCAACCTGTTGAGATTTTTGGCTATTCAACTCAAATTGGATCAACTGCTCTTGGACCTGCTTGGGAAGGTCTGACACAATCAGGCGGCGCTTATGCTTACCCATCATCAGCTATTCAGCTTGTTTTGCTGAGTGCATCTGGCGCAACTGATGCTGGCTTGATTATTCAGGTCAACGGCTTGGACGCAAACTATAATGCTATTTCAGAACTTGCGACACTCAATGGTTCTGGAACTGTTACAACAACCAATTCTTACTTCCGTATTAATGGTTTGTTTGTTACAAATGGACTTAATGCTGGTAATATTACTGCTAAATCGTCTGGCGGCACATTATACGCTCAGATCAATGCTGGTATTGGACAAACACAAATGTCCATTTACACAGTTCCAGCTGGCTATACCTTCTATCTTACTTATATCCAAGCCAACGCATCAATCGGATTTACATCCAGCGCATATATGACGTTTGCTGAGTATAATAAGTTTAACCTTGGTGCAACTATCCAAGAAAATGGTTATAACTACACAACAAATGGGAACACAACTGTGTTAGCGCAGTCTCCGTTTGTGCAAATCTTTAACATTCCGTACACTGTTCCTGTCGCTCATCCCGCTGGAACGGACATTCAATATCAAATTAAATCAAGCACAGGCGGACCATATATTGCGTCAATCTTTGCTGGTGGTTATTTGATCAATAATGCTACAGCTACGACCTTCTAATAGGAGCTGTTATGGCTACCAGCGGAACTTACGCCTTTAATCCGTCACTTGGTGAGTTAACCCTTTACGCCTTTAATCTTGCGGGTGTACGAAATACCGAGCTTACGCAAGAGCATATGGAAAGCGCCCGTATGGGCACCAATTTGCTCTTGTCTCGTTGGGCAAACCAAGGCGTTAATCTCTGGGCTGTGGATCTCGTTACAGTCAATTTAACCACATCACAAGCCATTACGGCGATCACTGGCACGGGTTCTGTGGCTACAGCCACCTA